CCGCAAGGCTCGCGTGCTGACGGTAAGCAGCAAGGAAAATCTTACATAGTTAGACAAGAGGTTACACATGAGTTATGGAAAGCACACCTTGAGGGGATTGGTCCGTCTCTTGGGATTATTCCTATTCGGGCTGATAATACTACTAAGTGGGGATGCATTGATATTGATCACTATCCTTTGGATCATAATTCTCTACTCAAAAAAATAAGAGAGTTACAATTACCGTTAGTACACTGTAAATCTAAAAGTGGTGGTGCACATTTATTTTTATTTTTAAAAAATCCAATTGCATCAAAATTAGTTAAGACTAAATTAACAGAAATGGCTGGACTTATAGGCCAGGCAACAGCAGAAGTATTTCCTAAACAAACTAGTATATCAATAGAAAAAGGTGACCTGGGTAATTTTTTAAACTTACCTTATTACCACGGTAATAAATCAGTTAGATTTGCATTAAAGGATAATGCAACAGGTGCAGGGTTGGAGGAGTTTTTTGAAATATATGAAAAATATGTTGTTGATGATATTGACAGTATAGGTGCAAGTAAAACAGAAATAGTGCCAGATGGTCCTCCGTGTTTACAAGCGCTTTGTAGCCAAGGATTTCCAGAAGGCACACGCAACAGTGGACTATTTAACATTGGTGTCTACACTAAAAAATTTGATCCAGACAATTGGGAGAAGTTATTAGAAAATTATAACAGAGAGTATATGAATCCACCTTTGGATCACACAGAAGTATCTACAGTTGTAAAGCAACTAAATAAAAAAGATTATCAATACAAATGTAAGGACCAACCCATAAGTTCTTTTTGTAATGTTAATGTATGTAAAACAAGAAAACACGGAGTTGGTAAAGAAAATGTATCACAGCAGCTAGGGTCATTATCTAAATTACAAACTGAACCACCAATATGGTTTTTAGAAATACCAACAGAAGATCAAGAGTCTGATCATAAAATGCAATTAACAACAGAAGATTTACAAATACAAACAAAGTTTCAGAAAAGGTGCATGGAAGTTTTAAACATGATGCCTCCGCTGATGAAGAACGTTGATTGGCAGCAGCTAATAAATGGTAAGATGCAAACTGCTCTTATGATTCCTGTGTCAAATGACGGCTCTGTGTCCGGACAGTTCTTAGCTCACCTCCAGGAGTTTTGCACTTTACGGGCACAGGCACAAAAGAAAGAAGAGTTATTACTGCGTAAACCTTGGACAGAAACTTTACCAGAATTAAATGAGAAGACTAAGAAAGAAGTTACTAAAAAAAGAACTTACTTTAGACTACAAGATTTACACGCATATTTAATTAGAAATAAATTTACTCATTATAATAACACTGCACAGATAATAGTAGAGTTAAGAAAGATAGATGGATTACATAAGTTTTGGAAACTAAAAGGTAAGGGAGTTAATACATGGGGTATACCTTCTTTTGATGAGCAAGATTCAGAGCATGAAGTTAGGAAACAAGATGTCGTACCGTTCTAAAATAGTAATGACTAAAACAATGAAAGGCCAATGGGCTGAGTTTATGGCCGCTGCATGGTTAGTTACAAAAGGTTATTTAATATATCCTAAACACCAAGATAATGATCCAATTGATCTAGTGGCAGTGCATAGAAATACAGGAAGAGTTTTAAAAATAGACGTTAAAAGTGTTTCAATTAGAAAAACAGGAAGGCGTAAAGGGGATAGAATAAATAGAGTGACAAGTGTTGCGCAGAAAAAAATAGGTGTAAAATTATTATACGTTTACAAAGATGGAAGGTGTGATTGGCATGGCAAAAATTAATATAATATTAGGACCTCCTGGCACAGGTAAGACACATAACTTATTAAATGTAGTCCAAAAAGAATTAGCTAATGGCACACCTCCAGATCGTATTGGGTTTGTAAGTTTTACCCGTAAAGCTGCTAACGAAGCTATTAGTAGAGCAACTGCTAAATTTAATTTAACAGAAAAAGATTTTCCTTATTTCTCTACATTACATGCTTTTGGAAAAAGACAGATGGGATACACAAAAGCAGAAATCATGGACGCGCAGAATTACCACGAGTTTGCAGAAAAATATGGTGTTCAGTTAAAAAAAATATCAATGGACTGGGATGACACAGGCGTAATTAAAACAGATAATAAATATTTAAGAGATATAAACAAAGCTAAAATGAAAGACATGGAACTTCAAGATTACTACAATGAATCTAACTTGGAGTATGCATGGAATGAACTCTTGTGGGCTTATCGTTCTTTTGAAGAGTACAAAGAAACATATAATAAATATGACTTTACAGACATGCTCGTTCAATACCACGCCTTTGGCCCGGTTCCTAAACTTGATGTTGTTATTGTTGATGAAGCACAAGATCTAACTAAATTACAGTGGAAGATATGTGAGAAGATTTGGGATAAAGCAGAGAGAGTATATATAAGTGGGGATGATGACCAAGCTATATTTAGATGGGCAGGCGCAGACATAGAGCATTTAATTAGAATGGAAGGAAACGTTAGTGTGCTTAATCAATCTTATAGATGTCCTAAAGCTGTTCACGATGTTGCAGCTGATATTGTTACAAGAATATCTAATCGTAGAACTAAAGAATGGAAAGCTCGAGACGTAGAAGGAGAAGTTAGATACCACGCTTATCCTGGCGGCGTAAATGTAAGAGATGGTAATTGGTTAATACTGGCCAGTGCTGCCTATATGTTAAATGAAGTTGAAGAAGATATAAGGTATCAAGGATTACCTTACACTGTTAATGGTAAGTCGCCCATCAGACCTGAAATACTAAGAGCTGTTGATGCCTGGGAGCGTTTAAGCAGGGGATCAGAAGTTAATTACACTGATGTAGGATACATTTATGACAATTTAAAAGTAGGAAACAATTTACAAAGAGGTTTTAAAAACAA